GCACCCTTTCCTCTGGGAAACCTCCCACGCGTTTGGCTCTGCGTGGAAGGCCTGATCTGGTAACAGGGTATTACCCCTGGCCCAGGTCGATCCCTTTGAGCCTGAGATCGAAGTATCGACCCGGTCCTCTGGATAAACCAGAGAACTACGGCCGTCTGTCAATCGTAGGTATTCGTATAAACGAATATCCTCGTCTTCTAGAAGTATGTCGTTTTTCTTCACGACACTTCTTCCACAGCTGTAATAGTATTCCTGAAAATCAGGATGATACTTTGCAGGTCCTAGATGATAGTTAGAAGGTGTAGGAGAGAAAACTCCCGTTTCACCAGAACTATCAAATCGAACCCGATAGCCTATCGGAAGCTTAGAAAGCTTACTGATAGTCCATCGTCTTACTGACGGCAACGTCGCATAAGCGTCGTTACACAACTGGATCATAGCTTCGATCTGTGATGGATGTCTCCTACTTGCTCGAATACCGGAAAACTTCCGGCTTAATCGGACAGGCGTGACATCAGCTCCATCCAAGTACTCACCACCACAACTTTCCCGAAAGAACGGGGGAGAAGTAGAAGTGAAAGACTTATCGTCATTTACGACAAAACCGAGTTGGTTCAGTCGATCCATGACAGCGTGAGCATATTTGGTTTCAACAACCAAATCATCACCATACACGCGATAATGAGACGCGTGTACAGACCCCTTTGATCTCATAATAGAGGCTTCAATGATACTTGCAAAGACAAGAGTTTCTGTTGGAAAGCAAAGATTACTTCCCATAGGAGCAAACTTGTCAATGTTAACTACTTCTCCGTTAGGTAAGACCGTTCGATCCGAACGCGTACATACCATAGGGCTAAGTAGACAAGTACCCTTGAACAATTCCTTTACGAGTCGAAACGAAACAGAGTCGCTAGCAGCTGATAAATCAATGGTGGAATAAATTCCATCAAAAGATCCATCATGAGCTAGTTCTCTATTAAGCTCTTGTTCGTAAAGGTTAATCCGTCGGCGCAAATATCTATGATCATGTATATGATCAACGATGTTACGACCGAATCCTTGTTGGTACCATTGTAAGACAGCAGGCTCCATACTTATTGTACGAAGCTTGTCGACAGACTTTGGCACAAAGACTACTCGGCTCACTCTTTCGAATGAGTTACGAGGTCTTGGTAACACGGTACTTCCTTTCGGAAGTCTTAAATCAAGGTATTTCAACCTTGCATCAGTACCTAAATTCTTATACTTCTCAGAAGAGGAGCTAAGAGAATCGGCAACTGAACCGGGCCCGTTAGAAGGCCTCCACTTCCCATAAACTATGGAAGAAGTGATGTTACTAGGAAACCACTTAGATAAGATTTTAGCCTCGAGAGAATTTGATTCTCCCTCATAGTTCAGAGAACTAAGGCGCTCTTCTACATCTAGGTAATCCTTCACCGCTTTGGTTTCAAGATCTGATAAGTCTTTAAGACTTAATCGAGACATGAACACAAAAGCCTGATGAAGTGCGGAAAAAGAACTGGTATCTCTTTCGGAGTACCAGCGCTCTATCAAACCTTTCAACGGCGCGATTACTCGCCCCGCTGCTTGGTAGGTACCTGCAAGAGAGTGTTTAAAGCTCTCGTAACTGTAGATGTTGCTATCGAAAGATAACAACTCTTTATCTGCAGCTTTCAGGATACCGACCACGTCAATTACATCTGTCTCGGAGAGGACTTTCGTCCATCGAGGATGCAGATCAACGACGGGTTGTCCGTTGAAGGTTAGGAGATCATACCAACTCGCAAACAGGAGAACATAAGCATCTTGAACAACATTGTTATTCAAGGTAGACAAATGCTCTCCTAGTCTACGGAAGGTAACGCGCCGAAACATAGTCTCGACGTCTTCCAGAATCCGTAGAATTCGGTTGGATTTATCAGACATGACTTACTCCTACAAATCTGCAGGCAGTAAGCCGCCTCTAGCCATGTTGCCTACTCTCAAGGTCCCATCGGTTTCATATAAACCGCCAAGGGCCCTGTTAGAGATGGTAACTAAGTGGGCTGTCGTTATATTTGCATCATACGGTGCTTTAAGCACAATATGAGCAGACAACGGTAGATCCACTCGGTAGGTCGCATCTTCACTATCTGTGATGGTAGCGACGACGTTGCACTGACTGAGAAGCGAAAAGCCACTTTTATTAGGTGACTTATACGCATCAGTTACTGGAGTTCCCTTATATATATCCGAAATCGGATTTAAAGAGAATCTAACAGTATTAGGTGCATCGGTGGGGCTTGTTAGATTGCTAAGATCGGCTAAACCAGCCTGATTAGCAACTTTCACAAAGTCTGTACCATAGTTGATGGCACTCATCGTAATGGTGGGTGCCGTACCTCCAGCAGTATCAGTAAAATTTAATGTTACTGTTTTACTCATGTTGGTACTCCTTTCTGGCCCTTTAAACAGGCCGAATGGTTATTGGCTATCGGTCTATTCTATCTCCCTTGGGAGAGAACGATAGCGGTTAGTTCCGCATAATTGTGGAACTCATCGGTGCCTTCCAACCGAAGGCGAGGTAGCGTGAGATAGTTTTTCACTGTTCTTTTATAGAACGTATAATCAACATCTCCGCCAATAGACCTACTCTCCGTCTGTAGAGGTAAGAACTTCCACAGTGGAATTGAATGAAAGGTAGTCTTGGTTGATACTAAAACTTCTATGACATCCAGCCAGGTAGCATACCTGGCGTTGTCAACAGTAGCAAAGTACTCCTCGAACTTACCAAACCAATCAAGAACAAAACTTAGGGGTATTAAATCCCAAATGTTCTGTAGAGTAGGAAAAACATCCCAATCCATCATCTTCATGATGAC